CTGCAATACAGTGCCGCTTACAACGCCATTCACCACGTACGGCTGAGCCAGGTTTGCCCAGATTTCTGGAGAGACCCACATCACATCGTATGCGGCGACTTTGTTAGTGCGCGCGGTGGTACCGAATGCGCCTTTACCGAAGAACGCAAAGATCGCAGTCATGTCAGCGGTAGTCAGGTCGATATTCGCGCCACCAGCACCAGAGCCGAGGTTAATCTTCTTGGTGTTGCGGTGGTTCTTGATACCCTGCGCCGGGTAAGACTGAACCTGAATTTTTGAATCGCCGTTCAGGTAGTAATTGACGCGCTTCTGGTTGAACTTGCGCATCTTTGCCATCTGCGAGTCCAGCACCAGATCGATGCCTACAGAGTTCAGGCCAGCAGCATGACGCCAGTTAACACCGTAACCAGCAGTGAACACCGGAATCGGGTCGCCGTCGCTCGCGTAGTCAGTGTGGTCGAAGGAGAACGGCGCCTGACCATCGATGCTTACTGACACGTCGTCAGCGATGTCGCCAACCACGTTATACAGCTTGGCGGTTTTACCTACCGGCAGCACCGTCTGAACGCCGATCAGATCGTTCACGATTTCCATGCCAACTTCCTGATCCCGCAGCTGCAGCACCTGGTTGTCAATCTCAGCCCAGAAGTCACGGGAGAAACCGCCAACTGCGTTACAGGCCAGCATGTCAGGTGTCATCATTGCGCGGTTAGCCGCGATGATGGAATCGTTCTGCAGGTTCCACATGTTGCGGTTTGCCCACAGCTCGCTCCAGTGCCCGCCGAGGCGGGAATTAGTCGCCAGCGTCTCTTTAGAGAAGTACATATGTGTTTGTCCTTTTGTTACGCGCCAGCTGCGGCGACAGTGCCAACGCGCATGCGCACGCGAATGAAGTCGGTGGTGCTGGCCGCGATGGTATATTCATCCTGGCTGTATCCGATCACTGAATCAGTGTCGGAGGTGGCAAGGGTGAACTGACCGGCCGTGCCCAGTTTGATCGGGCTGTCTTTCTTGTAAGCACCAGGCAAGCAACGTAACGCCAGCTCACGCCCTTCTTCGACGTAGTTGCCTACGGCAGAATCACCGGCAGGAATTGATTCGGTGATGGTCAGGCCCTGGTGGTAGCCGACATCGATGATGTACAGGCGGCCTGTCAGCGCGGTGGCCTGAGCGAATTTATCGGAAGAGTTGATGGTTGCGGCGGTGCCCGGAAGCAGCGCGGCTGCCGTGGTGCGGGTTTCGGTCTTGTACAGAGACTGACCGTCGATATTAACGCGACGATAACGTGGCATTATTCCGGCTCCTTACTTGAAGTGTTCGTCAGCGGCAGGTGCGCCGGTTTCTTTGTGCTGCTGTGCATTGTTGGTGCCCAGCGGGGCAGCTTCGCCCAGCGATTTGAACATCGCGTCCAGAGCTTCGCCAGACAGCGCGTTAGCCACGATATCGCCATGCACCTTGGCAACCGCTTCGCGCTTTGTTTTCTCTTCGGCGCGAGAGTTGGCAGTCAGGGTTTCAGCGAGCTGCTGCTGATTGGCCTGCAGTGCATCAACCTTCTCCGCGAGAGGCTTAATAGCCGCTTCCGTGTTGGTCGCAACAGCCTGGCCGATCATGCTGCCGATTTGTTCCAGTTCTTCTTTGGTTAAAGGCATGTCGCCCTCCGTTTTGTGGTTTGGTGCAGGCTGTTCCTGCGGTGTGAATAGAGCTTTGAATTTGTTTGCCACGACGGCCACCCACGACTCCTGGCGCGCTACTGCGGTGCCGGTATCGTCGATTGTGATCTTCCCGCCATCAGCGGAATAACCGTAAACCTGCGCATCGCCGCCATTTCGCACGATAACCACCTGCGAATCGGTAAAGTCAGCAACCCAGGCGTATTCATCCGCGCCCGCCGCAAACTTCGCTTTGGCTGCGCGATCGAGACGCTGTTCGCGCTCTCGGTAGGATTCACCCACCAGCGCGCCCGAGTTCGCCTTAAGAGGCTGAGCCAGATCGGCGTTAACCATCAGGCCAACACCTTGCTCCGGAGTAGCCGCTCCAACTTCGTGCAGCAGGATCGCGTCGTGGTCCATGCTGTAGATCTTGGCTACCCAATCAGCACCAGTAGCGCGTTGCTGCTCGTTTGGCTCAAGCTGGTCAAGGAATGCGGCAACGCTGGTATGTATCGACGGAACGTCTTCACCGCGCTCAATGGCAGCGACACGCTCAAGAAGCTCCCTTCCACCTTCCGACTCACTGGCGCGGTCCACATCAACCCACTTTTCGAGGTAGATGCGATTACCGGACTTCTTAACGTTGCGGTTCCAGGCACCGATATGACCGGCATTAATCCCTTCAGGAGAAAACGCGGATACGAACTGGCCGTTAACCTGAGGATGACCCAGCGGCGCCAGGGTGCCTTCCAGCCCCTGATAGTGGGCATTGATTTCATCTTCCGTGTAGAGGCCGCCATTCATGACGACATTCGCCGGCAGCGTGTAACTCGGAAGCACCAGATGCTCACGACCGTTGTATGTTTCGCGCCGGATAGACTGACTGTTCACCTTTGTGGTGATGTTTACCTGAATATGCTCACCATTTTTCGGTGTCGGGATTGGACGCTTTGCTTCGTGGTTTACCTGGAATTTCATGAGTTATTTCTCCGCCCAGGCGTAACCGCGCGCCTGCATCGATTTATATTCCTGTTTGAGTTTCGTGATGGTGTCAGGGTATTCCGGATTACCGTCAGCATCCACCAGCACCGACTGCTGGCTGCATTTGCAGTTGATGGAATTGCCATCTTGGCTGTACCAGTCGCGGACCTCTTCGTTGGTGTAGAGGTGAGCGTGGCGCACTGCGTGGGTGTGTCGGGTTGTTGGTGACAGCGCAGAGATGTGAACCAGAAGCGTTTTCAGGCCGAACAGGTCATTCGCCTCCTGATCTTCATCCCACTTTGCCCGGCGCAGAGCGGTAGTTACTTCAGTCCGCGCTATCCGGTTCGCCCTGCGTTTCTCGATGCCGGTCTGGTCAGTAAGGTTGCGGGCAATATCCAGAGGATTAAGCCCGCGACCAACGCCGTCAGTAAGCACACGCGCCATATCGCGCTTAACATCAGCACTCAGCCCCTTCATTTCCTCAAACACACGCGCATGTACCAGCGCCATGCGATGCTGGTACGGGTCGCTTGCGAGGATGGACGCCAGTGAATCACGCCCGGCGGCATACACAGGCGACTGCTGGCTGAGGTTGTAGAACGACTGCCCGGTCCCTTTCTCCGAAGCCAGATCGATGTACTCGTAAAACCACAGGTTGTAATCGCCACCTTCAAGCAGCACCTGATCAACCAGGTAACTGGCATCATTCAGGATGATGGAGAGCAGCGTTGGGTTTAGCTGGTATTCGTATCGGGCGTTTACTGCGAGGGAGGAAGGTATTTTGTCGAGTGCTGATTTGTACGCTTTGCCAATCTTATTCATTCGCCTAGCGAAGTCTTTCATTGCCCGGCGTTCCAGCGCATCGGCTCCAGTCGGATCCTGATAGTTACGCGGAAGAATTGGTGGCTTCGTTTTCTTCGTCGCCATCCTCTTCTCCTAACTGGAATTCATCCACGTTTTCATATCCAGCTGCTGTGCGAATTTCTTCACGGCTGAAGGCCGGATTCTCTCCGCTACCCTGGAACGTCTGGTTAATCTCTGCCATGGTTTTGGCATTGGCGAGTTTCTCAGTTCCAGTCTGCTCGTTGAGGTCATCCCAGATAACCGTCTTCTCGCTGACAGCATCTATGATTTTTAGGTCGATTAGCTTGTCACTGAAGTCTTCAATTTCGAATGACAGGTCACCGCGGCGTGACTGACAGCGAGCGTTGAAATATTTCTGATCCTCGGTGCTTGCCCTTTCACCCGTCTGCATCCCAACCAGAACTTTCACAGGTATATCAACAGATGCAGCGAATGTTTGTAGGTTGACGTTATATGTGGGCTCAGGATCTGAAACGGCAGAAACCATCGACGTAACCTGCGCCCCCTGAGTGATCAGAAGAACGTCATTGCCGATGTTTAACTCTCTGGCAGCATCGTTATATCTCTCCTGAAGCTCATCAACAGAGACTCCGTACATAGAAGCAAGGCTGTTGAAATCAACATCTTTATCGAAATTAATGCTCTGCTTATTAGCAGCGTTCTTCAGGAACGCTTCACCTGAACCACCCTCAACCTTCTCAAGGCTGACGCAGGCGTTATAGCCAGGCTCAAGGAAACCAATAGCATCGTTAGAATAGTCACCAAGGATGAAGACGCGATCGGGATGTACGAAGCGCTGATTAGTCCCGCCGTTTGGTAGGCTCTCAACGTATTTCCACTGCTTTGGCTGGC